CCTTGCTCGTAGGCTTCCTTGTATCGGAATTTGGCTTGCTCAAGGGCGATACTCGCCTTGGATTTGATCTGCTGAACAAGGGCACTCTCACCGCGCTGGATGAGGTTCTCGTACTGCTGATTCTTGTGTGCAAGTTGCTGCGCGAACTGGATCGCTTCCTCACGCATACGCTCCGCAGCCTCACGCTGACGGCGCTCCTCGTGTTGTTCGTACTTCAACTTGTTGATGCGGTCGCGAACTTTCTTCCCGTAAGAAGACAGTTCCTCGTCGTTTTCCTCCGAGGTTTCTGCTGCACGAACCGGCTTTTTCGGGGTGTCATCGACAATTTCCAGTTCCACCTCAGGGGTGGGAACTGACTCTTCCTCTTTCTCAGGCGCACCCACCTGATAAGAGACCCCGAAGAACTTATCTTCCTTTGATGTCTGTAACTCGCTCATACCTTTGCCACGCCCCTTGGATCTTCGACTACGGCTTCTACGCTATCGTCGTTGATTAAACGAAACTCTTTGCCATGAACCTTAAAGCGCGTACCGGAGTAGGATCGCATCATGATCCAATCTCCCTTTTTACAGTACGGTCCTGTGGGGAATCGCTCTTGGGATTGGTATGCATCAGGCCCCATCTCTAGGACGAACCCGACGATGCTTCCGATTTCTTCGGCTTGAAGAGTCTGGGAAGCCTTGATAATCCCGCCTTCGGTCTTCTCCTCAGGGTCAGGAAGTGCAATGAGCAGTTTGTAACCAGTGGGTTTCGGTAACTGACTCGCTAGTTTTTCAGACATATTTCCTCGCACCGGGATTTAAACGTGCCCGGAGTCACGCGCACCGCAAAACGCGGAGATGTTTAATCGTCATCAATTTGCTTTGTTAAGTCAAGTAGTTCTCGCTCTGCTAAGGCGAGGCCATGTATGACACCACAACAGCGTTTGTAATCCGCATAGTCGGTGCAAGCACCGCCTGCGATGTGATCCGTCATCTCATTCATCTGATAACGGATGGCCTTGCGGAGGTAATCAGCGAGATTTTGGTGGCTGGCGTTTTGCATTCAGAAGTTCCCGTGCAATCTGTACGCCCAACTTGGCCCCTTCGACCTGATCCCGCGAGGCAATTTCCTTGCTCTGGAGTTCGGCTTGGGTGTTGGTGCTGGCGATTTGAACGCCAAGACGCGCACCTTCGATGCGCTCTTGGGCCTTGAGTCTTTCCTGTTCGGATGCCATACGCATCTGAGCCTTCTGCATATCGGCCTGAATCTTGGCCATCTCGGCCTCGGCCTTCTGCTGAATCTCTTGTGCGCGAAGTTGCAGTTTCTGCATCTCCATCTGCAGGACCGGATCTTGAGCCTCTTGCTGCTGCTTCTGCATCTGGGCTTCGGCCTGATCGCGTTGGAGCAACTGGGCTGCAGCCGGTGCGACCAACTGGGAAATGCGGTACTCCACATCCTCGGGAAGCGGTTCCCCCGGAGGAGGCAGTTTGACCCCGAGTTCCTTTTCGATCTCCATACGGTATTTAAACGCCAGATGCTCGGCCATGTGAGCCGCAATCGCACCCTGCATGGCTTGGGCATTCGGAGACTGACCGATCATTTCCTGCAGTTTCGGATCTTGCAGGAACGACATGTGGGTCTGGATGTGAGCCTCATGGTCCTGATAGATGAATGCCTTGATCGGCTGGTTGTTCAGAACCTTCATGTTCTCGGTGACCGGGTCGGTCGGGAGAATCTCGGCTTGGGTCTGCACGATCTCTTGTGCATCCGGGATGCCCAAGGTCTCTAGCATCTGACGATGCAGGAGCGGCATGTTGTACATCTGCGGGGCCGTGCCTGCGAGTTGCAGTGCGGCTTGGTACTTCATGATTCGCTGGGCCATCGTACCGGCGTTCGGGTCCGAAACCGGAACGATATCGATCCGATCATCAAAGTCCTGCGCGGTCAGTTGTTTACCCGGAATGTCGTAGGGATATTCTTGAGGGCCGTAGTCTTTGACGAGGTTGGCAATGATCTTCAGTTCTTTCTTCATCGATGCGTGTAAACGCGCTTGAACCGCGCTTTGCACCTTCATCGATCTTTCCAACAAGGCAAGGGTGGTTCCCACCGGAGCCTCGTTGTTCATGTCCGCCACCTTCATGTCGGACTGGGAAGCGAACCTGCGTCCCTCTTCGACAATGTTCCCGAGCAATTGATAGAGAACCGTGGAAGGTTCTTTGTACGGGAGGAAGGTGATGTTTTCGCGTAGGGTTCCGGACGGAATGTCCACGTCACGGAACTCACCCGGCATGATGGGTGTGTCGTCGCCTTTGATCCGGAGTCCGCGAGTTTTCAATCCGCCCGGAAGGTTAGACAAGGTTCCCGCATCGACCAATTGGCGGAGGATGGAGGTGGCGGATTTTGCCAAGCCACCGACGATGTGGACCAAACCAAAACCATAGAAACCGAGTCCCGGCAAATAAACGTAATGAACGAAATGATCACGGCGCTTCTTGAGCGGATCACCTTCGTACCAGTTACGTCTAATGGAGAGAATCGTTCGGGAACCCTTATCAATGGTGATGACGTAGGGCAAAGCAATCCCTGAGGGTTCCCCGTCAATGGTGTCTTCGAATCCCGGCAGATCGTAATCGATCATCATCTCTAGGAGGGTGTAGCGACCATCCAGATCAATGGCCGCATCTCCGTTCATCTTGTCGTACTTCTTCTGGATATCGCTGATATCCGGAGTCGGTTCCGGCAAATCCACATCCAGATAGAAGCCCGAGACCTGAAGTTTGCGAACTTCATTCGGGGTCTTCTTCATGACATGGGTAGCACGTTCACAGGTAGAAAGATCCGGGGTTCCATACGAAACCACGAAATCCTCTGCTGGAACGAAGATGGAAGTGGGTCTTCCGAGATTGGGATCAAAGTACGCTTTGCGGAAAGCCGATCCGGCAATCGCCAATGAGAAGAGCATCTTCTCCGTTTCGGATCGATACTCGCTCATGTTCTCGGTCAGGAGATAGTTTAAATAGTCCTGAACGCGCATGGCCTGTTGCATACGCTCTGGGGTCTGTTGACCCAAGATCTTCGTTTCAACGGGGCCTTTAGCCGGAAAGATTTCCTGAATCGATTGCGCTTGGAAACGAACGACGGCTTCCGAGAGCATGGGGTGGAACACGCCACAGGCTCCGTCCCATGGCTGAGTTCGCTGTTCGATCTTCAATCCCAAAAGATCCAGACCTTTCATGTAGGTCTGTTCCCATTCTTTGCGGGAATCCTTATCCGCATCAAACAAAGCCACGAGTTCCGTGGCAATGTTTGACAGGGTGTTGTCATCCATGTACTGGGCTAGGTTGTCATCATGGGCGGCGGCTTGCTGCTCGGGTCCGAGTTGCAATTCCATCCCACCATCGGGAAGTTCCACCATGATGGAATCGTCCTCCGGTGGGAGAACCGAGACTTCCATCCCCTGCCCTTGGGTCATGAAGGGCATCAATGCACGATCAACCGCCACGTCGAATCTCCTTAGAGATCGGTGAATTTACCGCCTTTGACAGCAGCACCCATTCCACGAGCGGTGCCCTTGGTTCCCGGAACCATAGATCCACCGTACAGTTTAACCGGACGCTTGGCACCTGCGACCATTGCCGCTCTACCAATGCCCGACATCTTTCCTTTGAGTTTGTCCTTCGGCTGCTTACGGCTCTTGGGAGCCATCGCCTTGTCGGACATTTCAGTGCGACCTTTCATTAGTAATACTCCACTTTGCGTCTATAGACGGGTTCATCCTGAGCATCTGACTGCAAAGGAATAAATCCTCCACGCCGATATCTCAGAAGAGCCTGCGTTCCTGAGTCTACATAGTCATCATGCTCCCCGGCGGGAAATGATGCAAATTCTTCTACCACTTCCTCAGCAAATCGGGTCTGCGGTCTCCAGATCTTTCCACTCGCAAAGAGATCCGCCACCGCATTCACACGAGCAATCTTGTCGTTACCCCGAGAGGGGGTGTACTCCGCGACTGGTATACCCATCGCCCTTAATTCAAAAATCAAAGGGGTTCCAGCAGCCTTGGCTTCGACGATCAAGGTCTCCGGTTTCCAGTATTGATAGAGTTCGTAAGCCCTCTTCTTCAGGGTGGGGAACTCCATCTTCTCCTTCAGGGCATCCATCAGGATCAGATTCGGTTGCATGGCCCCGTTATGATCTGGATGGTAGAAAACCCCCCAAGTAGTACAGGCGGAGTAGTCGGCACGTTCCTTTTTCAAGAAAGCGGTGTCCCATGACTGGATCAAATACTGACACTGTGGAGGATTTCTCTCTTCCCAGACCTTCCACCACTCGCGTTTAATCAACGCGCCTTCTTCGGAAGTCGGATCTTGCTGGTACTGGGCCTGCCATTTGTGAATCGGGATTTCGTTGCGGATGGCTTCCAGTTCTGGGAGGGGCCAGAATTCCGGCCAAAGCGGTTGGCCCGAGGGCATGATCGCTGGGAACTCAATGACCTCCCATTCATCGACCCCTTCTCGCATGGCAGAGGCTTTTAACACCTGACCCACCAAGTCTCTCTTCGACCAACGGGTACAAATCACCACAATGGCCCCACCCGGCTGGAGACGCTGGCGAGGACCGGAGGTGTACCACTCGTAAGCATGGTCAAAGACGGTCGGATCAGCAGACTGACCCTCCTGTTCATCATGGGGATCGTCGATGATCAGCAAATCGGCACCCTTTCCGGTCA